CTTGGTGGCAACGACGTTTGTTGGTACAGTTACAGTAACCGTTACATAGGAGTCTAATATGGACAAGAAAGATTTAGCCCAAGACAAGAAGATGATTAAATCTGCTGTCGGCAAGCACGAGAAAAACATGCACCCCGGCAAGAAGCCTACAAAGCTTAACAAGGGCGGTAAGACCGATGCGATGATGCTCAAGTATGGTCGCGGTATGGCTAAAGTCATGAACCAGCGTGGAGGCTAATCATGGCCAAGATAAACAATCCACCTGCGTCTACAAACCCCGGCATTCCCCCAAACCGCAGTAAAGCCGATACTATCAACATGTCTATTGGCAACATCAGCAAAGCTGCTGGTAACGAAACCACTAAGACATCCGGTATCGTCACCCGTGGTAATGGTGCGGCGACCAAGGGAACTATTGCCCGAGGCCCGATGGCATGAATTACACTGAACTCAGCAACGCGATCCAAGCGTACACGGAGAACACGGAAGCAGATTTCGTGGCTAATATCCCTGTGTTCGTTACGCAAGCTGAGCAGCGTATTTACAACTCGGTTCAGTTCCCCTCGATTCGCAAGAACGTGACGGGATCAATGACTACAAGTAACAAGTACTTGCAGTGTCCTTCGGATTTCTTGGCGGTGTACTCATTGGCTGTCATTAACGCCAGTGGTGAGTACGAGTATTTGTTAAACAAAGATGTTAACTTTATTCGGCAGGCATACCCACAGCCCACAGATACAGGGATCCCTAAGTACTACGCTTTGTTTGGCCCTCAGTCGTCTAATGCGGCAGAGTTGACTTTTATTCTTGGCCCAACACCCGACGCATCATACAGTTCTGAACTTCATTACTACTTCTACCCACCAAGCATTTCCGTGGCACCCTTTACTTCGTGGCTTGGCGACAATTTTGATACGGTGTTATTGTACGCATCTTTGGTTGAGGCTTACACTTACATGAAGGGTGAAACCGACATGATGCAGTTGTACAACCAGAAGTTCATGGAAGCGCTTGCATTGGCTAAACGTCTGGGTGATGGTATGGAGCGTCAAGACGCTTACCGTTCTGGTCAGTTCCGTCAGAAAGTAACTTGATATGTCAATTATCCAGACTCAAACCACCAGTTTTAAGGCGCAGTTGTACCAAGGTATTCATGACCTGACGACTGACGTTATCAAGATTGCCCTGTATACGGCTAACGCTAATCTGAACGAAGACACAACCGTCTACAGTTCAACTGACGAAATAGCTAATACAGGCACTTACTCCGCTGGCGGGGCACAGTTAACACCTATCACGGTATCGTCTTCTGGGTACACAGCTTTTGTAGGCTTTCCGAACATCTCGTGGAATGGGGCAATCACCGCAAGATGTGCGTTGATTTACAACGATACGGTTGCCGGTAAGCCTTCGATTGCTGTGTTGGACTTCGGTTCTGACAAAACATCCACCGGTACATTTACAATTACTATGCCCGCAAACACCGCTACGGCGGCTCTTATTAGGAGTTCAAACTAATGTTTGCAACTGAATCTGCGGGTGAAATTGGCGACGTGTTAATTCACAAGGTGGACTATCGTGGATTTAATCCAGAAGAACTTGCCGAGCAAGCATTAAACCGAATTATTTATGTTGGGGATCAGTCTCATCCGGCCATTCGCGATCAGGCGCAAGCTTTTCGTGAACACATCCGTGGTGTGTTGGTGTTCTACATGAAACGCGCAATTGAGTCGAATAACACGACTCTAGCTAACCGTCTCCGTGAAGCGGGGCATTCTGAACTTGTAACTCTATTGGAGATATAACATGGCTATTACTATCACTACGGCAATGCCTACCAGCTTCAAGGTCGAAATCTTAAAAGCTGTACACGACTTTACGGCAAGCACCGGCAACACATTTAAGATTGCCTTGTTTGTATCTACGGCGGCGGGCTCCGGCACGTTTGGCGCGGCTACGACTAACTACTCTAATATGGGTGCAGATCAATTGCCTACCGCTACGGGTTATACGCAGACCGGCAATACGTTGGTATCCGCTACACCTGTTGCTGATGGCACCACTGCTATTTGTGACTTTGCTGATACCACATGGACTTCTGCTACGTTTACAACCAGCGGTGCATTGATTTATAACTCTTCAGCTTCTGGTGCGGCTTGCGCAGTCTTGAGCTTCAGTGGCGATCAACAGGTAAGTTCCGGTGACTTCACAATTCAGTTCCCTGTTGCTGCGGCAGCTACTGCGATCATTCGTATTGCGTAAGTGAGTTTACGTGTCTTCATGGGGCGAATACGCTTGGGGTGACAACGGCTGGGGAGGCATAGGCAAAGTCCTGCCTCTTGATGGCTGGGGTAGTCAGGCGTGGGGCGAGTCTCCTTGGGGCACGGGAAGCGTTTCTGTACAGGGTACGGGCGCTGTTGGAACGGTTGGAATTTCGGTATCGGTTACGTTTGTACCCACAGGCGTTTCTGCTACAGGTCAGATTGGCACAACCCTGCCAAAAGTTAACTTCACGCTTACGGGCGTGGTGGCTAACGGGTCTATTGGTGATGTAAGGGCTACAGTCGTTTTCACGCCAACAGGTGTGCAGGGTGTTGGGCAGATTGGTAACTTTGAAGTCAACGTTGATGACTTCATCATACCGATTGGTGTTGAGGGCACGGGTCAGATTGGTACGCCAGTACTGCGAATTGGTAAGTCCATTACGGTTACTGGAGTGCAAGGCACGGGTGCTGTAGGTACGGCGGTTCCGTATGTGCAGTTCACACCAGCCGGTGTATTGGGTACGGGTAGTGTTGGTAGCGTTCAGATCAATGTGAGCGAAACCATCATCCCGGTGGGTGTTCAAGGTTTAGGTTCTGTTGGTAGCGTAACGCTTGTGTATAACGGCGGAGCAACACCAACAGGTGTGGTGGGTACGGGTAGTGTTGGTACTGCTATTGCGAATGTTATAAAAACAATTCAAAACGGCGTATCCGCTACTGGACAGATTGGTACAGTTTCAGTTAAAGTCAGCGACAGAGTCATCGTCACAGGTGTGCAGGGTACTGGAGCAATTGGAACTGTATTTATTCGGGGGTGGACAGTGATTAACGATTCACAAACACCAAATTGGGCGGATGTGTCAACCACACAGAACCCCGGATGGACGGACATTCCAACATAGGAGTTTTAAATGGCAGCTACAACAGGACAACTAGGGCTAGTCACCCCAACACAGGGCACGCTCTCCGGTACGTGGGGCGACACAGTTAACTACGGTATTACCGAATACGTCAATATTGCCATTGCGGGCACCCTATCTTTCTCTGGTGACGGCGCAATCACTTTGGCAAACACAACCGGCGATGCCTCTGCTTCTAACATTGGCTCAACTACAGCGCAGTACATGGTGATTCGCGTTACCGGTACGCAGACAGTAGCTAAAGTTATTACAGGCCCCAGCTACAGCAAACTGTACATGGTGGATCACGCCGGCGCTACTAGCGCGGTGACTTTCAAAGCAGCGGGTCAGACTGGTGTGTCGATTGCTGTAGGCGAGAAGTGCTTTGTGTATTACAACGGCACGGACTACGTTAAGGTGGCATCTAGCGTTGCCGATGGCGTTACAACCATTGATTTTGGTTCTACAGGTTTAACACCTGCAACTGCTACATCTGGCGCGGTTACTGTTGCTGGTACGTTAGCTGTTGCAAACGGCGGCACAGGCATTACATCTTTTGGTGCAGGCGTAGCCACGTTCTTAGGAACACCATCTAGTGCAAACTTAGCAGCGGCAGTTACTGGCGAGACAGGCACAGGCGCTTTGGTGTTTGGAACAGATGCCGCTTTGACAAACCCAACAGTTACAAGCTACGTTGAAAGCGTGGTGGCAATTGGTACGGTTACATCTTCTAACACGCTGTCTTTGACAAGCGGAACTGTTCAGACAGTAACATTAACAGCGTCAACTGCTTGTACGTTTACAATGCCAACAGCAACTGCGGGTAAATCGTTCATACTGATTGTGACCCAAGCGGCGGGGGGAAGTGGCACTGCGGTGTTTACATCGGTGAAATGGCCCGCAGGGACTGCACCCACAATTACTGCATCCGCATCAGCCATTGATATTCTGACCTTTGTGGCTAACGGCACAAGTTGGTTTGGCACATACGCACAGGCGTTTGCATAATGTTTGCGGCTAAAAACGAACTATTTACCCGTCCTAGTGGCGGCTATCAAATCTCACGCAGTTTGCGCTTTAATGATGCCGATACTGCCTACCTTAACAGGACTCCAGCAACAACAACAAACCGCAGAACATGGACTTGGAGTGGATGGGTCAAGCGTGGTGTTCTTGGTGGCAATGACCCTTTGTTTACTGCTTATGGCGGTTCTGCTTCAACTGGAACATACATAATCTTTAACCCATCTGCCGATACCCCTCAAGATGGTTTACAAGTTGCAATGTACACAGGAAGTCATACTTTATTGCTTAGAACTTCTGCTGTTTTTCGTGACCCATCTGCTTGGTATCACGTTGTTGTTGCTATGGATACAACACAAGCAACATCTTCTGACAGAGTAAAGATTTATGTCAATGGTGTTCAGATTACTGCTTTTAATACAGCAACATATCCAACCCAAAATTTAGATACAGATGTAAATACAACAAGAGAACACGCAATTGGTCGTTTCCCTACGTTTTCAACCAATTACGATGGTTTGATGACTGAAGTCAACTTCATCGATGGTCAAGCCCTAACCCCATCATCATTCGGTGAAACAAACGCACAAACAGGCGTATGGCAACCTAAAGCCTACTCAGGCTCATACGGCACTAACGGCTTCTATCTGAACTTCTCAGACAACAGCAACACCACATCAACAACATTGGGTAAAGACTACTCAGGTAACGGAAACAACTGGACACCTAACGGCTTCAGCGTGAGTTCGGGTGCTGGTAATGACTCTCTTGTTGATGTACCTACGCCTTATGGTGTTGACACAGGTGTTGGTGGAACTGTTCGTGGAAATTACTGCACGTTGAATCCGCTAAATGCAGGGTCTACTGCAACCTTGTCCAACGGCAACCTAAACATATCTGGTACTTCTGCGGCAACAACAAGCATTGCTTATGCAACTATTGGCGTTTCTTCAGGGAAATGGTATTGGGAGGTTACGCCTTTAACTGGTGACCACATGATTGGGATTGGTAAAGATGGTGGTCGTTATGATTGGCAGACTACTAACGGATATAGTTATTTTGGCAACAACGGCCAAAAATACACCAATAGTGCGGGTTCGGCTTATGGTTCGACATACGCAAACAATGATGTAATTGGTGTTGCATTAGACATGGATGCAGGCACATTGGTGTTTTACAAAAATAACACAAGTCAAGGAACGGCCTTTTCGGGGCTAACTGGCACATGGTTTCCCAATGCACAGAATCCCGGAGCGGCCCTGACTGAAGTCTTTAACTTCGGTCAACGCCCATTTGCCTACACAGCCCCAAGTGGCTTCAAAGCACTTTGCACACAGAACTTGCCAACGCCTACGATTGGGGCGACTACGGCTACGCAAGCGGGTAAGTATTTTGGGGCTACTCCGTATAGTGGTACAAGTGCAACTCAAGCAATTGTCAATGATGGTTTTCAGCCTGATTTAATATGGTTAAAAGCCAGAAATGCGGTTGGCGATAATGGTCTTTATGATTCTATTCGTGGAATTTCATTAAGGCTTGTGGCAAATAATACTAATGCAGAAGCGTCAGTTCCTCTTGACTCATTTAATTCTAATGGCTTTTCAACAACATCTAACTACAACAACTCTGGTCAAACTTTAATAGCTTGGCAATGGAGGGGAGGCGGTACTGGCTCAACCAACACATCAGGCTCTATCACTTCAACAGTAAGCGTAAACACTACAAGTGGGTTTAGCGTGGTGACTTATACGGCTGTAGGTGGTGTTTCTACAGTAGGTCATGGATTAGGTGTTGTGCCATCTATGATGATATTTAAAGACAGAGATGGAACTGCTAATTGGCCTGTGTATCACATAAGTTTAGGAAATACATCTGCTTGCTTGCTTGATACAACTGCGGCATCTTCTGCAACCGCAAACTGGTGGAATAACACAAGTCCAACATCTTCTGTAGTTACTATTGGTAGCAATGAAAACACTAGTACACGCAAGTATGTCGCCTACTGCTTTGCACCAGTAGCGGGATATTCTGCGTTTGGCTCTTACACAGGCAATGGTTCTGCTGATGGGCCTTTTTGCTTTACTGGATTCAGACCCGCTTTTGTCCTAACAAAAAGAACTGACAGCGGTGGAGATTGGCAGTTGATGGATTCATCAAGGGATACATACAATGTGGCAAACAAAGCATTGTTCCCAAATACTACTGATGCAGAAACAACTGGGTACAGCAAAGACTTTTTATCCAATGGTTTCAAAATCAGGGATTCTGGTGCGTCATTAAACGCTTCTGGTGGCACATATATCTTTATGGCCTTTGCTTCTGCCCCTCTGAAATTCTCTCTCGCACGATAGGACTCAATATGTACGCACTCATTGAAAACAACGCAGTCACCCAAGTTGGTGAACTATCAATTCTCTTTCCAAACACATCAAACCCTACTCACGCATTTGCTATTGAGCAAGGTGCTTTAGAAGTGGTTGAATCAGCATAAGGACTCAATATGTACACACTAAACGGCAGAACACTAAACCCTGATGAGGGGTTTCAGCATGAGGGTACAAGCTACCCACAGAATTGGCTACGCCTGACAAGCCTTGAAGAAAAGCAAGCCATTGGCATTGTAGAAACGCCTGATGTTGTTGCACCTTGGTATGACCAACGCTTTTATTGGGGCGTGGACAATCCCAAACTCTTGAACGACAGAGAAGAATCTGACGAGCAAGGCAACCCCCTGTATGTCCAAGTCTTTGACCCAACAGTTGGTGAGCATGGCGCAATGGTTAACTCCACAGAACGTCTAGTAACAAGGGGCATGAAGCACCAGTGGATTGCTCAGTTTAAACAGACGGCAAACTCCATGTTGGCTCAGACCGATTGGGTTGTAACAAGAAAAGCCGAAAGAAACGTGGACATACCCGCTGACATTGCAGCTAAACGTGCGGCTGTGGTCGCTGAGTGTGCAAGGCTTGAGGCGGCTATTACTGCGGCTTCAGACGTACCCGCTTTGATTGCAGTCATCGGGTCAGCTAACTGGGGCTAATCATGTGGGACTGGGCTGAAGCATTTATTGCGGCGGCCTGTATGGTGGCCTTTGTCATCTTTGGCACGTACGTAATTGCATGGACTTTGGTGTGATGAATGCGTTGGCTGTTGATGCTCTTTTTGGTGTTTCTACCGGGAGCCGCCAGCCAAGACAGGAAGACTGAATACCGCTGTGTGCGGTGGGCGTGGACGGGTGATGTTTATAACCGCAAAGTTGTTTGCCTACAGTGGGAAAAGGTTGTACGGAAATGATTGATCAAGAAGCAGTTCAAAAACTATTTCACTATGATGCCGAAAGTGGAATGCTACTTTGGCGTAATGGTAATGGGCGCAATGTTAAACCTTGGCAAGAAGTTAAAGCTAAAAATGGTCATGGTTATTACACTGTCAAAATATACGGGAAGTCTTATTTGGCTCATCGACTTGCGTGGCTTTATGTGCATGGAAGTTTTCCGAACAAATACATAGACCATAAAAACAAAATTAGAAATGACAACAGACTTTGTAATTTGCGTGATGTAAATACAACAGATAATGCACAAAATATTTCATTGCCAAATCACAACACAAGTGGTCACATTGGGGTGTCATGGATAAAAAGCCACAATGCTTGGACTGTATATATTAAAGTAAACCAAAAGAACAAATGGCTTGGTTATTACAAAAATTTAGATGATGCGGTAACGGCCCGAAAAGAAGGTGAACGACAATATTATAATTTGCCACAGGTGACGTAATGTTGGATCCGATCACGGCGCTAGAAGGATTGCAAACTGCAATCAGTGTCGTTAAAAAAGCGAGCAAAGTCGCTAGTGATCTGGCAGGTCTAACGCCGTCAATAGCCAAGCTTTTTGATGCAAAGAGCACCGCTACCAAGGCGATGCTTCAAGCCAAGCGTACGGGTGGTAAGTCTAACCTTGGCGCAGCGTTACAAATTGAGATGGCTTTGGATGAAGCCAAGCGGTTTGAAGAACAGTTAAAGATGCTTTTTATGCAATCTGGACGGATAGACGTGTGGAATGCAACCAAAGCCCGTCAAGCTGAAATGGACAGGGATGATGCCAAAGAAATGGCGGCCTTACACGCTGAAGAGAAAAGGCGCAAAGAAGCTGAAGCCGAACAAATGCAATGGGCGGCTGCCATTGTGATTATTGTGATGTTTATTGGTGCTGTTGGTTGGGGTATCAATGAAGTATCTGATCTGTGTGCCAGATCAAGGTGTGGGCGGTGAATGAATACCAAAAACAGTTTGACCTTTTCCTTAAAGTTTTTGTCAGGCTGTGCATTGCGTGGTGGGTGCTTGGGTTTCTCCAGTTCCTGCCTGATAACTTGTCGGACAAGATTGTGAACAAACTACTTGGAATGATTGGACTAGGATGAGTGACGAAAAGCCAGCAGACATACTAAGCAAGGTGCTGTCCTATGTGGATAGCCCGTTTAAACTGTTCGCGCTGATACTCATGGCGGTGTTTGCGTTCTCTGGGTACTTTGTTTGGCAGAACCAAGAACTGCTAATGGGTGCTTACAAAGAGTCTAAGAAAATGCCGAGCATTGTCGAGGACAGGGTAGAAGACGCTGCTGCCCACTTATTCAAAACCACCAACGCTACCATTGTTGCGGTATTTAAAGTAAATCCCATGTTTGGAACCAGAGTACTGTACCGTGCTTACACCAAAGAAGGCCGAGACAAAACCAATGACGGGCTAGATGTGGGCCTGTTTACCCAGAATGCGGCCAATAATGCTGATGTGGTTAAGCTGATGGCTAGTGAAATACCTTGCGGGGAATACAAGTCAGCGCAATCCGAAATGGGTTTGTGGTACATCGCCAAGGGGGTTGCCTACACTTGCCGAATTAGCATTCCACCTGACCCAAGCAGGTTTGTAGGTCAGATTACTGTGGGTTGGGATAATGAACCAGCCGACATTCAAGTAACGAGAACCATGATGGATATTGCGGCAACCATGCTGAGTAAGAACAAACAGTAAAGGAAAAGTAATGGCTCAGTTTGAACCAGCCTTTGAGCAGATGATGCAGGACGAGGGCGGTTACGTCCTCCACGAAGTCCCCGGCGACACGGGCGGTATGACCTACGCTGGCATAGCACGTAATAAAAACCCTCAGTGGCCCGGCTGGGCGCTAGTGGACAAGAAAGAAATGGGTGGCTCCTTGACTCCTATGGTGCGTGAGTTTTACCGCACTGAGTTCTGGGACAAGATGCGTGGGAACGAGATTAGTAACCAAGATGTAGCAAACACGATCTTTAACTTTGGTGTAAATGCTGGCATGGGCATGGCTGTCAAGCTCGCCCAATTAGTCGTTGGAGCTACCCCTGACGGTGGTATCGGGGCAAAGACTATTGAGCGTCTCAACCAGATTCCCGATGGTCAACGGTTTAAAGAACAATACGCCTTGGCTAAAATTGCCCGATACGTTGAAATTTGCAACAAGAATCCTGTGCAGGTCAAGTTTCTCAAGGGTTGGCTAAACCGCACACTGAAAGGTTTGAAATGAGCTTGCTTGCTGTTGGATCAATTATTGAGGCTGTGGGTAAGGTTGCAGGCGACCTAATCACCACCGACAAAGAGAAAATGGAAATGGAGATTGAGCAACGTAAGCTTGATCTTGAAGAAAAGCGCATTGACCAAGCCACAGACCTAGCGCAGATTGAGGTCAACAAGATTGAAGCTGCGTCTAGTAGCGTGTTTGTCAGCGGCTGGCGACCTGCCATCGGTTGGATCGGTGTAGCAGCTATGGGCTATCAGTTTTTGCTGTACCCGCTGTTCCAATGGGCATGGAAATACTTGCAAGCTATGGGTTGGGTTCCCGTGGGCATGGATCCTCCGCCAGTACTAGACGCAGACCAACTTTGGGTGATATTATCAGGCATCTTGGGCATTGCCGGTATGCGTTCTTTTGAGAAGACCAAAGGCGTTGCCAGTAAATAAAGGTAGCTTAAATGGAAGCCCGCCTCTTAACCCAGTACGCCTTCATTGCTTCAGATTGCCGAGCACGTTGCTCTGGGCTACGTAATGTTGTTGCGCGTTTTGCGGCTATGGTTGAGTCACTATTTAACACTTTGTGGTACTCACGCATAGGATTGGTTACATCGAGTAAACGTTGCCGCGCAGCATCCTTAAACTGGTCTGAGTGCTTTTTAACGCCTTTTCGTTCTGCTACACGCGCTGCACGAAACTCTGGGTCTTGCCATAATGCTTTTAGTTTGGCACGGACTTCTGGACGTTTAGCAGGGTTTTTGTCGCCGCTAAATAAAACAGTGACGTCAGGCGCTTTCATTCTTGCGCGTTGTTTCGCTCGTGCTTCGGGGCTACGAATGGGGTGTGTTGGGTCAAGCATACGTTGGCGCAAAGATTCTTTACCTGCATCCGACATGCTGTGTGCGCCGTTGCCGCCTTCTTGCAAATTAGTGAGTGGGCCGTTACCTAGTTGCACTCGTCCATGCTCTGTAATTAACTTGCGTTCAAGTTCTTGTGCGCTGATAATATCAGCAACTGTATGAAACTCGACCACCACATTTTCCACTCCAAACTCCGTCAGTTTTTGACGGCACAGCCAATTGCGTCCCCCAGCATTTCGTGGATTTGTGCGGTGAATAGATTTTGTCAAACCAACGTAGAACGGTTGGCCTTCAGGGGTCTTCCAAATGTATACGTACATGGTATTGTCTCCGTTTAAGGCAGGTCATTATGCCACTACAAAAGGTGCTTTTCAAGCCGGGCGTGAATAAAGAAAACACGCGATACACCACCGAAGGTGGTTGGTATGAGGCCGACAAGGTGCGCTTTCGTCAGGGTAATCCCGAAGTTATTGGTGGCTGGCAGCCGTTGTCTGCTGGTTATTTCCAAGGCGTATGCCGTTCATTGTGGAATTGGGTGACGCTTGGTGGCGATAATTTGATTGGCGTTGGCACAAACCTTAAGTTCTACATTAACCAAGGCGGTGTTTACTATGACATCACGCCAATTCGTTTAACGACTACGGCGGGCGATGTAACTTTTGTAGGCAACGGCACCACTACTGTTACGGTTACAGACACTAATCACGGCTGCGTAACGGGCGACTTTGTCACCTTCTCTGGGGCTACGGGCACATACGCTACGACCCTAAACGCACAGTATCAAGTCACAGTCTTAACTGCCAATACATACACAATCACAACACCCATCGTAATTGCAGTGGGTGCTACGGGCGGTTCTTCTGTTGTAGGCGTTTACCAAATCAACGTTGGCCCAGCTATTCCTGTTCCGCTTGTGGGTTGGGGTGCTGGTACTTGGGGTAGCCCTCCCCCCGCTGGCGGCACTATTGGCACATGGGGCTACGGCACAACTTCTACATCTGCTTTGCGCTTGTGGAACCAGATTAACTACGGCGAAGATTTGGTCTACGGCCCACGCTCTGGTGGTCTGTACTACTGGGAAGCAAACAACGGTGTCAATACCCGTGGTGTTTTGCTCAACTCTTTGGGCGGCACAGTTACTTTTACAAACGCATCACCAAC